TAGGTCTCAATTCAGTTGAATTAGATTGATTAGTCTGTAAATTAGATGGCATCTTTATTTCCTATAAATATCTTTATGTTACATCAAGGCTACTTCAAACCAAAAAATCCTCACAAATACAGGGGCGACCCGACTAATATTATTTATAGGTCAGGGTGGGAACTCAAATTTATGTTTTATGTAGATTCACACCCTGAAATTGTAGAGTGGGGGAGTGAAGAATTCTCTATACCATACAAATCTCCAATAGATAATAGGATACATCGTTACTTTCCTGACTTCTATATAAAGAAAAAAACAAAAGATGGTAAGAATCAAACTTTAGTTATAGAAATAAAACCTCTTAAACAGACTATAGAACCTCAGAAACAAAATAAAAGAACTAAAAGATATATCAATGAAGTTATGACATGGGGAATAAATAGCTCTAAGTGGCATGCTGCTGAACAATTCTGCAAAGAACGCAATTGGCAATTCCTTATTTTAACAGAAAAAGAGTTGAACATAAAATACTAATGGCATATATTTTTCAAAAGCTAGCAAAACAAGGTTATAAAACAGGCCTAGTATCTAATAAAGATATAATAGATTCTAGAGAATGGTTTAGAGATCAGGCTCAAAATATAAAAATTGTCAATACAACCAGTATGATGAAAACCGGTGTATCTGGTTCTCCTAGTATGGGTAGTATGTATATGTTTATGTATGATCCAAAAAACAAAAGTACACTACCATATTATGATAAATTTCCTTTGGTGTTTCCTATAAATTTTTATTCTGATGGATTTTTAGGAATAAATCTACACTATATTCCACCTGAAATTAGAGCTGTACTTATGGATCGTCTATACAGTACTATAAATAATGATAGTATAAATGAAAATACAAAATTACAATTAAATTATGAAATGTTAACCGGAGCCAGTAGGTTTAAATATTTTAAACCTTGTGTAAAAAGATATCTTTATAGTCATGTTGTATCTGGTTTTAAGTATGTTAGTCCTTTAGATTGGGATAAAGCTATCATGTTGCCAACTGAGAGATTTGTCAAATCTACTAAAGAAAGAGCATGGTCAGATTCAATGAGTAAACTATAATGCCAGGATTTAATATAGACGAATTTACATCAAGAGTAAAAGACGCTGGTGGTTTAACTAGAAACAATAAGTTTAGACTAGTAGTAACTCCTCCACAAATTCTTACTGGGATAGCACCAAATCGTAGAAATGCTGCTCTACAACAAATGATATCTCATTCTAAGTACTTAGAATTTTTTTGCTATTCTACTAGTATTCCAGGTTTAGCACTTAATACACACCAATATCAAAGATATACTTATGGACCAGCAGAAAAACGTCCTGTGAATGTTATGTTTAGAGATATAACATTGAGTTTATATTATGATAATCAACGTCGAAACTATGATTTTTTTAAACTCTGGATAGAATCAATATTCACACACGATGCTAGAAATACTATAGATGATTTATTCATAGTAGATTATAAAGAAAATTATGCTTCTACATTAGAATTATATGTGTATAATGATAGTGGTATTTTAATTGGAAAGTATGTCATGACAGAAGCTTTTCCTATAGCTATTGGTGATATGCCAGTTAATTGGGGTGATACAAATAATTTATTAAAAATACCTGTAACTTTTACTTTCTATACAATGTATGATGAATTCCAATGGTTGGCTAGTGGATTATATGATCAACTAACAATACCTACTGAAGATCAATTAAGAAATAGCGATGGAATAGATTATGGAAGTAAAGGTAGACCAACGGGTCTTGGACCAATTGGACCTGATAATTCATTTAAATATCAAGATCCAGGTCCAATAAAACCAATGATAGATAAATTGCCCGGCAAATTGGATGGTAAAGATCCTAGATTTATAGTGAGATAAAATAAATGGAAAATTATTTTAACAAATTTCCGAATACAATTTATAATGATAAAGAATGTGTTGATATAACCAGAAGAGTTTCTATTGGTGATAACCAAACAAGAAAAACAAATTTATTTTACAGTTATGATATAGAAAATAATCTAAGAATAGATCAAGTAGCTCAATACTATTATAGTGATCCTACATATGATTGGCTTATTATGTTACAGAATGGTATTATTGATCCATATTATGGATGGTATCTTTCTGAACAAGATTTTGATTCTTATATTATTGAAAAATACGGCAGTTATGAAACAAGTATTAAAAAAATAAAATATTATCAACTTGATTGGGCTGCTAGTGATGAAGAAATTACCAGTAGTTTTTATGAAAATAATTTACCGTATGAAAATAGAAAATATTTTATTCCAATATATGGCGTAAATACAAAAGTTATTTCATATGAAAGAAGAAAAGAAGATTGGATTATTAATACTAATAAAATTATTAAATTAAATGTTAATAATTATACTAATGGAAATACTTTTACAGTAGGTGAATTAGTAGATATAAAAAGTAATTTAAATAATCAAACATCAAATGGTACTGGAGAGGTTATCACTTCTAATAGTAGCGCAGTAATTATAAAAAATATAAGTGGCTATACTACTAATAATTATTATATTGTTGGTGAAACTTCTAACACATCTGCTATATTTTCAACAGCAAATACAATAGTAGAAAATATATCTAATTCTGAATTCGTATATTGGACAGCTGTAACATATTATGAATATGAAAAGCAAAAAAATGAAGCTAATAAAACAATAAGATTGATTGATACTAATTATTCTCTACAAATAGCTGAAGATTTAAGAACTAAGTTGTTAGAGTAATAACATGTTACCAAATCCAGGCGAAGCAAGAATTAGACAACTCAGTATAAATGGTAGTGATCTAACACCATATGTTAGAGAATTATCTATAAGTGAAAGTATGTTTAAACCATTTAGATCAGCTGAAATACTTATTATAGATAACAACAATATTGCAAAACAATTAAAACTACAAGGTAATGAAGAAATTAGAATTGTTTTTGATGCAGGTTATGGAAAAGTTTATGAGTCTAAGATGCGAGTAGTTTCACCTGAGAATGGTAACTATTCACAAAATATGAGATACCAAGCTTTCAAATTAAATGCTGTTAGTGAAAGCTTTTTTAAAAATAAAACTAGTACAGTACAAAAATCATTTAAAAATATAACTGGAACTGAAGCCATAAAAAAAATTCATGATGAATTAAAATTAGGTGGTAATTTAAATATGTCTGCTAGTAAAGGTTACATAGGTGAGAATGAACCTTACATAGTATCTAACTTAAATCCTTTTGATGCTATACATGGTATTAGAACTAGATTAGCCTCTGACAAATATAAAACCGGTGCTTATACTTATTTTGAAGATGGTGATGGTAATTATATATTAAAACCATTAGAAGAATTATTTGATACTCTACAGTCTCAGGCAATGCTGAGTCATAAACCAACTATGGGTGAAAATTTTAGAGATATGCATACGCAAGGTTATAATATAATAGGATTTCAAGAAGGAGCTTCTTTTAATTCTGGTAGTAGATTTGATATAACAGATGTATTAAATGCTAGAAAATCTGCTAAAGTAAGTACTTTTAATACCTTAGAAGCAAAATATAATGAAGGTAAAACAAAAGATCCAGAAGAAGGCAAAAAAGCAGGTAATTATTATGTTAGAGATACATATGAAAGTAATAACCCTAGATCAACTACATTGATACCGCATGATAAAAGAATGGAAAAAAATTCTGTACAGGCTGAGAAGAGTGATAAAGAACAAAGATTCATACAAGAAGTAAAAAACGGTCCTTCATGCACTATACAAGTTATGTTAGATTCTGGAATAAATTGCACAGTTGGTAAAGGTGTTAATGCAAAACTTACACAACCAATAGGTGATATGACTACATATAGTTCAGGTGATCAACTTGGTGGAGACATGCTTGTAATTAATTTAAAACACGTTTTAAAATTTGATGATAGTAAACCTAAAGCTACTACTGTTATGGAGTTAGCAAAAGGCGGCTATAATAAAGGAACTGGTTGATGAATTTTTTCTGGGCAGAAATAGTTGATGTAGAAAAAGATGATGAAAAATCTGGTAGAGCAAAGATAAGAATATTTGGAGATCAGAGTAACCTTAAAAATGATGAACTACGTTATGCTAGACCTGTATTTCCAGTAACAGCTGCATCTGTAAAAGGAGCCGGTACAACACCTGGATATCAAAAAGGTTCAAGAGTATTAGGATTTTTTATTGATAATGATAATCAAATTCCGTATATTATTGGCACTGTACCAAGTGCTGGCAAACATGGTAGTTTAAGTCAAGAAGGTCGTGACATACCTGTTGGAATATCAAAAGATCCTGGCAAATTTGGTATTAAAACTGAAGACTTACGTTATATTACATCTGGTTCTATTGAAGATAGAAAACTTGATAGTAAAAGCATTATACAATATGCAAAAACTGATGCTAATGGTTTAGCGAAATTTGCTGATATTAAAACAGTTGGAACACAAATTCCTTTTGGAAAGAATGCTACTGATCTTATAAAAAAAATAGATCCTAAAAATACAGCCGGTGTTTTAGGTCAAAGTGTTTTAAGTATGTTAAAACAATTTCAAAATTCACCTGCAACAAAATTAATTAATATGATTGGTATAAAAAATTTTATTGCAGTAGCTAGTCAAATAGCTCAGAATAAAAAAGAAAACAACGATAATAATTTAATTGATCAATTATTAGCTTTACTAAATTTAGTTGATAATATATTAATTACTATTGGTCAAATAAAACCAATCGATGCTGTAACATTTAGAAAAAATATAAGCATTATAACACAAGCTACAGATACAATCTCTACCTCTACATTTTATATAGAACAATGTAATATAATAGTAAATTTAGGCAACACACTAAATGATACACCGAATAATAAATTATTAGAAGTTATTTCTATTATTATTAATGAATCTAAAAGATTAAGAAATAGTGTTAATCAAGAAATTCAAAATTTAAAGAGATAAAAATGGCTATAAAAAGAGATGATGAAAGAGTACCAAATACAACGTTTAATGCAGAGTATTCAAAAGTTAGAGTAGAAGAAACACCTGGTGGTCATAAAGTAACATATGATGATACTACTGGATCTAGGAGATATAGATTAGAACATCCATCTGGTACATATACTGAGATATCTGAGGATGGAAAAGTAGTACAAGTTAATGTTGCTAATAGACACGTATATGATAAAGGTGGTTTAACTCTTTCTATACAAGAAAATGGAGATATAAAGATTGGTGGAAGCGCAAGAGTTTCTATAGGTGATGGAGCCCATATAGAAGTTGGTGGTGATGCAGCAATCGCAGTAGGTGGAGATGTAGTTGTACATGCGCATGGTAATTTAAAAGCTGGTGCTGAAGATGTTTATATTGGTGCTCGTGGTAATATGGATTTAAATTGTTCTGGTAATTTTAATCTTTTAGTTGGTGGTACAACTAATATTGCCTCTGATGGTAATATGAAACAAACAGCTCCAAGGATTGATCTAAACTAATGGCACATTTATTTGTTATATTAAAGGATGGTATTCTTTACGAATATAATAAATATGAAGATATACCGGATTTATTTGATAATGTTATAAAATTTATACCAGAGATTCCAGAAGGACCTCATACACACGATGATCATGATGAAATTGATCAATGGAATAATAAATTACAAGAATTAATGAAGAGAGAAACTAAATAATGCCAGCAGTAACTAGACAAGGCGATGCAGATGTTGCACATTGTTCAGGTATGGTAAGAAGCGGTTGTTCTGGTGATGTGTTTGTTAATGGTATTGGTGTAAGTCGACAAGGCGATAATAATACAGTTCATTTATTACCAGGTGCTCCATGTCCTCCGCATGCAGCTCCAATAACAATTGGTTCATCTACCGTGTTTATAAACGGTAAAGGATGTGGTAGAGTTGGAGATGGAATTACCGGTTGTACTTCTGTAGCAGCTGGTTCAGGAAACGTATTCGCAGGATAATTAAATGGCTCGCTCAGACAGATATACTAGTTTAACTAATAAACCTATATATTATAGTGATTTTTCTAATAACTTAGAAGTAAATCCATCAACAGGTTTTTTGGCCAAAATAACTAATGAAAACTCTGTAAAAAATTCAATTAGAAATATTGTTTCTACTATTAATGGTGAAAGATTCTATCAGTCAACAATAGGTTCTAAAATTAGTGTTCTTTTATTTGAACCTATAGACGGACCAACTACTATAGCGTTGGATAACGCTATAAGAGAAGCTATTCAAAATAATGAACCTAGAGCTAATTTAAAAAGCTTAGAAATTTATCCTGATTATGATAATAATTCATATATGATTACAATCATTTTTACTATTATAAATATCCCAGAAGATATATCTTTTAATTTTATTTTAAATAGAGTAAGATAATGGCCAACAGTTCAATAAACCTAGTAGGTTTAGATTTTGATGTAATTAAAAATGATTTTAAATCATATTTAAAATCACAAGATCAGTTTAGAGACTATGATTTTGATGGTTCTAACATGTCTGTGTTATTAGATATCTTGGCTTACAATACATACAAAAATGCATTTTATTTAAACATGGCTATATCAGAAGCTTTTTTAGATTCATCACAATTAGAAGCTTCAGTTTTATCGCATGCAAAAGAATTAAATTATTTACCTAGATCGAGTAGATCTTCTAGATGTAAAGTTAGAGTTGATTTTCAAGCTTCTGGAGATACTCAACCTTATATCATAGAGAAAGGATCATCTTTCACAGGTATCATAAAGAATGAATCTTTTGTTTTTACAATTCCAGAAACATTGACAGTTTCTTCAACAAATACAAGTTTTAGTTATGAAACATTTTTGTATGAAGGTATTTATTTGAAAGACTCTTATATAGTTGATTCGAATATTTCAGAACAAAGATATATCATAACTAATAAAAATGTAGATACCAATAGTTTAGTTGTTACTGTGTATGAAGATGGTTCTGATGTAGGTGAAAACTATACAAATAGCAGCACACTTCTTGGTTTAAATGCATTAAGTAAAATATATTTTTTACAGGTAAGTGACTTAGGTAATTATGAAGTAATATTTGGTGATAACATTCTTGGTAAAAAACCAAAAAATAATTCTAGAATTATTTTAGATTATAGAATATCTAATGGCGAAAGAGCAGACGGTGTTAAAGAATTATCTATTAATTTTGATCCTACAAATGGCGATGTATTAGAAACACCAGAAATAACAGTGCTTGAAAATGCCATAGGTGGTATGAAAAAAGAATCATTAGATTCGATTAAATATTATGCACCAAGACATTTTCAAGTACAAGAAAGAGCAATTACAACTTCGGATTATGAAATAATATTAAAAACACAATTTCCAGAGATTAATACTTTAGCAGTATATGGTGGTGAAGAAGTAGATCCACCAAGATATGGAAAAGTTTTTATAGCTATTGACGTATCTAATGTAGATGGAATACCAGAAAATAAAAGAGATGAATACTATTCTTTTATTAAAGCTAGATCACCATTATCAATAGATCCAATAATTATTGAACCAATATTTACATATCTTTCTGTAAATTCTAAAGTTAGATATAATATAAACATTTCTAAATCTACACCTGATAGATTAAAATCTTTAGTGACACAATCTATATTAGATTATAATGAGTTGTATTTAGATGATTTTAATTCTACTCTTAGAAGTAGTAAGCTTAATTATACTATAGATTCTGCAGATTCTAGTATAGTTAGTAATATAACAGAGATACAAATTTATAAAAAAATTATACCTTTATTAGGTGTATCTCAAAACATTGATATTAATTTAAATGTTCCTCTGACAGATGATCTTCCGGAATTATCAGATAATCATCCTCTATTAGATAGACACACTATATCTAGTAGTTCTTTTAAATATAATAATACTGATGTTACTTTAGAAGATAATGGTAGTGGAATCATTAGAATTGTACAAACTATTGGTGATTTACATAAAAAGCTTAGAGATGTTGGAACAGTAAATTATAAAACAGGATTTATCCAATTAACAAATTTTAATATTGATAGTTATCAAGGTACTGCATTAAAAATATATGCTAAACCAAAAGATAATGATATTAGTGTTAGTAAGAATACAATTCTAACTATAGAGCCATCAGAAATTATTATCGATATTGAAGCGGTTAGAGTTTAATGGAAGTAATTCAAAAAACAATATCTAATTTAATAGAAAATCAATTTCCTGCTTTTTATAAAGAACAAGGACCTGTATTTATTGAGTTCGTTAAACAGTATTATAAGTGGCTTGAAACAGAAAATGCTTTAAAGCATTCAAGAAATTTCTTTGAATATAAAGATGTTGATGAAACAACAGAAGAATTTTTAGTTTATTTCAAAGAGAAATATTTAAAAAATATTCAACTTGAAACCAATACAAATACTAGACAATTACTAAAACACACGCTAGATCTTTATAGATCTAAAGGCACTGAAAGATCTATAGATCTTTTATTTAAACTTGTTTTTGGTGTTCCATCTCAAGTTTATTATCCTGGTGATGATGTTTTTACTTTATCATCTGGTTTTTGGAAAAAACAAAAATATTTAGAAGTTAATATTAATAGTGTTAATAATAGTTTCTCTGGAAAAACTATTTTAGGATTAACCAGTGGTGCTACAGCTTTTGTTGATGCAGTAGTTAGAAAAAGAATTAAAGATAGAATTGTAGATGTTTTTTATATTTCTTCTTTAGTTGGAAATTTCTTAACAGATGAATATCTACAAGTATTAAATGATAGTACTTTTAATGGAAATAGAAAAACGTTTATCGTAGGTTCATTAAATTCTGTTATAGTATCAGATATAGGTGTAGGTAGTGGTTATTCTATTGGCGATATAGTAGATTTAAATTCAATTTATGGAATAAATGCAAAAGCTAGAGTATCTTCAATAAATTCTACTATTGGAACAGTTGAATTTGAGTTACTAAATGGTGGATATGGTTACACTGATAATGCTAGTATTATTATTTCTGAAAAAGTATTAACACTATCAAACGTAGTTGTGTCAAATACAGAAAGCAATAATTATTTCGAAATATTGAATAATACTTATCAACCTTTAGCTAATATAAATTTTTTAAATGCTAATGGTTTTTTTGTTCCTAATACTAATATCTATACATATCATGCAAATAATGATGTAAAGGGTGTTGGCAAAGTCATTTCTACCTCTACAAATACAGCAACTAATGGTCAAATTTTCATTATAGTATATTCTGGAAATTTAGTTTCAAATGCATTTTATACTACAGCAAATGCAATAGGAGCAAATCAATCTATATCAAATGGATATGTAGATAAAACTGTAAGTGGAAATACAGTTGGTGTTTCTTCAAATGTAACATTGTACATAGCTAATACTAATAAATCTTTTATAAAAGATCAAATTGTTTATCAAGTAAATGATAGTAATACTGTAACTGCTAATGGAACCGTTATAAAATACACATCTACTGTAGGTTCTAATGGCATTTTAGAAATTGCAAATAGCTTCGGTGTTTTTAGAAATTCTAGAGTAGTTTATAGTTCAAATTCAACAACATCAAATTTAGATTCTGTAGAATTAAAAATTGGTGTTTATAATGTTTCATCAACTTATACTGCTTTTAATAATAATTATTTTTATGCTAATTCAACAAATTATAATACTACTGCTGTTGTAAAATCAATTAGTGTTGGTTCAGGTGCTGATTTTAATATATCTAATGATATGCTTTATGAAGAATTCATTAATTTAAATACAGATTCTTTATCTCAAAAATCTAATGTAGCATTGAATACTACTTATAATTTTACTGCTTTGCCAACTGCAAATTTATCTACCATATTAAATAATGCATTAAGTTATGCAAATACAAAAATAGGAAAAATTAATTCTATTACAGGTATAAACCCTGGTTCAGGTTACAACTATCCTCCATTTGTTTTAATATATGAACCTAAAACTTATCGTTATGAAAGACAAGATAAAATATTAACGATTGCTAATAATACTGCTTCATTTTTACCTGGAGAAATTGTTACACAAAATGTAGGATCTAATGCTTTTGCTATAGTAAAAAGCTTTAGTAATAATCAATTAAAAATTGAAAAATTATTATGGAATGATGTATTTGCTATAACAACAAATACAGCAACAAGATTATTTGGTGAAACCAGTGGAGCATTTGGTAATATAACATCTATTGATGTAGATTATAATACTGATTATTTAGGATTTAATGCTGTTATAGATGATCGTGTTCAGACATCCAATGGTGCTATAAATGGTCTTCAAGTATTAGACTCTGGTTTCGGATTTTTGAAAGATGAAATAGTAAATATATCTTCTTCTAATAATGATTCTTTAGCTTCAGGAATTGCTGTTTTAAGAAGACAAGGTGAAGCTCAAGGTTTTTATAAACAAAAAGGTGGTTTCTTAAGTGATCAGAAAAAATTATTTGATGGTAATTATTACCAAGACTATTCTTATGAAATTATATCATCTGTAGTTCTTAATAAATATGAAGAGATGCTTAAAAGAGTCTTGCATTTATCAGGCACTAAATACTTTGCAAAGTATGAATATAGCGCTATAGCCAATTCGGGCATTGATATATTAGATACTAACATTACGGTAGAATAATGGTTAAAAAAATAGTAACTATACATAACAAACATCATATTGCATCTCAATTTATTGAGTCAGTGTCAGAGATATCAAACACTGCATATTATGTATTTGTCGGTGATCAATATGATCGTTCAAGTGTTAGAGATATAACAGAATCAGATAGAGATATTATAATTGACACATATCAAAATATGATTATGGGAAAAAGAGTAACTCCTAATGATGTAAAATTAGGAGTAAGAAATATAGGATATGTTTCTAATACTGTTTATGATATGTATGATGATCAAGATCAATTTTTAAGTACTAAAAATTTTTATGCTGTAGTTAATGCTTCCTCATTTTATCATGTTTATAAATGTCTTGATAATAATGGAAATACCGCTTCTACAATAACACCTGATATATCTCATATAGTCGGTTCAAATACAGATTTATATGAAACATCAGATGGTTATAGATGGAAATATCTTTATAGTATTAGTTCTTCTATTAAACAAAAATTTGCTACAACAGATTATTTTCCTGTTGTAGCAAATAGTAGTGTTACTAATAATGCTATTAATGGAGCTATTAATTTAATTAAAGTTATTGATGGTGGAAAAAGATACGATAATTATCTTGAAGGAACTTTTACTACCTCTCAAATTAAAGTTAATGGCAATTCTGTATTATATGAAATATCGAATACAAATATTAACACTACTAATTCATTCTACTCTAACTGTTTAATATACATTTCTAGTGGTACTGGTGTTGGACAATACAAAAAAATTAATAGTTATTTTAGCAATGCTAATGGTAATTATATTGTTGTGAATTCTGAATTCACAACAGTTCCTACAAATGGAACTGAATATGAAATATATCCTTCTGTTAATATTGTTGGTTCAGGACAAACTATTAATGCTGTAGCGCGTGCTATAGTAAACTCAAGTTCTTCCAATAGTATCTATAAAATAGAAATGTTGAATATAGGAAAAGATTATAACTTTCATGATGCTACAATAGATGTTTCTAATATTATTTCTTCTTCGAATACTTTTAAACAAGCTAATGTAAGATCAATATATTCACCTCCAGGTGGTCATGGTTCAAGTGTAGAAAACGAATTATATTCAAAAAATATGATTATAAGTGTTGAATTTGCAAATAGTGAAAGTAACACAATACTTACAACTAATAAATTTAATCAAGTTGGATTATTGAAAGATCCATTGTTTAATAATGTAAATCTTATGTTAGCTAATGTTTCTGGTGATTTTAGTAATGGTGAAAAAATTATTAAAATTAACCCAACTAGAATTAATATCAATGCTATTAGTAATTCATCAACATCAAATATCACTTGCAGTACTGCAGATTTTATAAATCAATTAGATTCTGGTGATGTAATCTTTATTAGAACAAGTACTGATAGTGATCATTTTATTCATACAGTTAATACTATCACCAATTCTAGTCAAATAACGTTAACAACGAATGCTGCATTTACAACAAATAATGCTTGGATATATTTGGCTAACATTTCTTCAAATGGATATTTGAGTGATATTAAAACTGCAAATTCAATAGTATTATCAAATGTTCAAGGAATATTTCAAACAAATGATTTAGTTATAGGTCAAGATTCCGGGGCTATAGGAACAGTTACAACCATTTATAGAAATGATGTAGCTAAAAACTTTAATACTTTTATACAACTTAACAAATTTACCGGTAATCTTATATCTGGTACTTTTAATGAAAATGAAATAATATATCAAGGCAACTTAACAACTGCGAATGCTGCACTGCATTCGATAATAAATACATCTAGTAATGGCATTTTGTTATATGTAAGTAACACTTTAGGTTCGTTCTCTTTTGGAAATGTAGGAGCAACTTCTTATACAGTGATAGGAAATAATAGTTTAGCTATAGCTCATGTATCAAATTCGTATTCTGGCGAATTAGTTTATGGCTCTGGCGAAGTATTATATCTTAATAATATTGAAGCTGTTGAAAGAAATGAAACACAAAAAGAAACGTTTAAAATTATTTTTGAATTCTAAGAGGCTTAAATGGGTATCGAAACAGATCTTAACATATCTCCATACTTCGATGATTACAACGAAGATAAGAACTTTCATAGAGTTCTTTTTAAACCAGGAGTTTCTGTTCAAGTTAGAGAACTAAATCAATTACAATCTATTTTACAAAAACAAGTAGAGCGTTTTGGTAATAACATTTATAAAAGAGGAACAATTATAGATGGATGTTCTTTTTCTTTTGATGATACTGTTAGATACATAAAAATTTTAGATAATGATTTTTATGGTGTACCAATTAACCTTGGCATTTTAAATAATTCCAGTTTTAGAGTTAAAAATTCTAATAATGTATTATCTACTATAGTAAACGTTTCTGACGGCTATGAATCAACAGATCCTGATTTAAAAACTCTTTATATTCGTTATAGAGATGGTGGTGATACTGGTTCTGAATACGCATATCAACCAGGTCAAGCTTTAACTGTATATCATAAAAACAAAAGACTTGGTGATATTACTATTAATAATGGTGGATTAAATTTCTCAAATTCTGATACATTAATTATTACTCCACAAATAGCAGTAAATGTTACTTCAGGAACATTTACCAATGGTCAATATATAACTGATACAACCAATGGTGCAAATTTACAAATTATTGGTATCAATACAACAACATATTCTGCTAATAATTGGGTTCTTTTAAAATTAAAACCATTAGATAGTGTTTTAGCAAATGTCAATGCTACAGCAAATTTATATACAGTTGATGTTGGTAATGAAATAACAACTAATACAGCTGTTGCAACAGTTATAGAAAAATTTGGTAGTTTGGCCTCTGCAGTTATAAGCACTAGTTCATCTGGAAAAATTACAAATGTAGTGTTAACTTCTAGAGGTAGTAATTATGAATACGTACCTACAGTTAGAGCAAGATCTATAGGTAATGAAGCTGGTCTAGGTACACTAGATTTAGAAGCCAAAAATTTCTATACTAAAATTGTAATTGCTGATGGTGCAAATGCAGTTGGTAATAGTTATCAATTTAGTGTTAGTGATGGTGTTATTTATCAAAAAGGTCATTTTGTAAAAGTTCAACCACAATCTATAATTATTTCTAAATATAGTAATGTACCTAATAATGTTTCAGTAGTATTTGAAACTAAAGAAGATATTATCAATTCAAATATCGATACTTCATTATTAGATAATGCTATTGGTACTGAAAATCAAACTGCTCCAGGAGCAGATAGATTAAAACTTACTGCAAACTTGGTAGTGGTAAGTACTGCAAATGCAGAAGCAAATGCTGAAACATATATATTATCAAGTTTTAGTGAAGGATTCCCATTTAGACAAAATCAATTCACTGCTTTTAATGCAATAAATGATGAAATGTCTGAAAGAACTAAAGATCAAAGCGGTAATTTCGTATTAGATCCTTTTTCTGTTACAACACGTTCACCTGCAAATGCTTCTTTTGAAGGTAATACTTTTTCTATAGTAGTTGATCCAGGAAAAGCATATATAAGTGGTTATAGAGTAACAACAAAATCTAATTTTGTAACTGATGTTTCTAAATCTTTAGACACTGTTACAGCCAATGTAAACATTAGTTTAAATTATGGTAATTATATTAGAGTGTCTGATGTTGCTGGAATGTTTCAGTTTAATACCGGTGATATCATTAGTCTATATGATACAGCAAAAGATTACATTGCAAATTCTGCTTTAGCTGTATCAGAATCTATAACACCAGCTGGAACAAATATTGGTCAAGCACGAATAAGATCATTAGTTTTAGAAAATGGTATAGCAGGTACATCTTCAGCCGTATATAGATTATATCTATTTCAAGTTAATGTGTATTCTGGATATAATTTTAAAGATGCTAAAAGCATTTATTATAATGGCACAATTAAAGGCATAGCTGATATTATACTTGATTATGACCCAACATCAAATGCTGATATTGCTATAGCAAAAGATAGTAAAAATGGTAAATTAGTTTTTAATTCTGCTAAAACTATAAAAAATGCAAATAATGTAAGATACACATATAGAACTATTTCATCTAATGTTGCTATGAATGGTAATGGTACATCAACTATTTCTTACAGTAGTATTGCTGATGAATTTTTTCCATATTCATCATCATTAAGCACATCAGATTTGCAATCTCTTTATGTAGCTCCTGCTGGTCAAGGCTTTAAAGCGAACGTTGCTATTACTGGTACAGTAACAGCTACTACAACATCTCCTAACTTAGTTGGTTCTTCAACTACGTTTATAACAGATCTTAGAATAGGTGATTACATTTATGTTTATTCTAATACTACAAATTATGATATTAAATTAGTTAAAAATATTGTTAATAATACTCTTATTATTGTTGATTCGAATGTATCATTTGCAAATACAACTTCTAATATTAAGAGATACTATCCAAGATATATTCCAATCCCGTTTGGAACAAGAGATGGTCTTTCAGCAAATGTTGATGCAAATGGAAATATTTTAACCATAAGTCTTGGAAGTGCTATTGAAACACCATCAAATAATCACACAATAATTGGTTATAATGTAGAAAGAATCGGAGCAGCTGCTGGTGCAAAAACAGCAAGTAGAAATAATTTTGTAAAAATAAGCACTGCAAATAATATCGCCAATACAATTGGACCTTGGTCTTTAGGTGTTAAAGATATAATTAGATTAAGAAATGTTTATAGATCTAATAGTAGTACCGTAAATACTAATAGTACAGATATTACAAAATATTTTTATATTGATCATAATCATAATGAAGATTTTATTGACAATGGTTACTTATATTTAAATCCTAAATTTAATTTAAATCTTGCAAACACTGATTGGTTATTAGTTGAATTTGATAGAGCAAATACTTCTGTAAGTGGTTATTATACTTCTGTTTCATATTTAACAGCAAATGCTGCTCAAATTGCTGTTAATGACTCGACGTCTTTGGCCAACCTTGGTAGCAGTATGAATACTATGGAAGTACCTGAATTCTTTACAAATGAAAATAAATACTATGATTTATTAAAATGTTTTGATTTTAGACCACAATCAAATAATAATGCTAATTTAACTTCTAATGTTTCATTAGCTACGATTAATCCAGCAGAATTGACACCAAATAACTTGTTTGCTAATGTAGAGTATAGATTTCCATTACCAGATAGCAAACTAACAGCACAAATAGAATATTATACTGGAAGAAAAGATGCAATTAGAGTTAACAAAAATAATACTA